ATTTTGACTTGGGTTTGGAACCCATTAGATACGGCATTCCCCGGCAGGTTGTATTGCAACGGCGTGATGTGCTTTAAAACAGCAAGCAACCCATTTAGTGCTGCTACGGCGTGGTGGAACGTAGGTTCTACGGTTAACGCAACTGCGAATGGTTTTACCGGGTATTTTGCGTATTTGACGTTTGTTCCAGAAGTATGGGGCGCATACGTGCCGCAGGGTACTTGCCTTATTGATGTAGATCCGGGAGACCCCGCATGGACAAACGCTGGTAATAACTCCGGGCAAGATGTCACTTTTTCATCTAGAAACAACTTTGGGTTCAGGGGCTATCTCCGTGGGTCAAGTTGGGGTATTGGCGCAAATATAAGAAACGACTTTAGTTATTATTTTGATGGCCCAGTTGTAGGTAGTGCGGCGGAAAGTTTTACGCTCACAGGAGATTCGGTAAGCGGGTCTTCTACGATCACGTTCAGTAAAACAACTAGCGGTTTCAATAGGAACCCCGGATACTTTTTAATAACAGGAACCGGCATACCAACGACAACTAACGTCTACACAACATACATATATTTTGGTCAAAAGACGTTTGATTTAACTGACAGAGCCGGTTTTGTTAATGCTACGGCTACGGCAAACGGTACGACATTTACGTTTGTGCGGGTTAACTCATATACGTCATACTTACAAATGCCCGGTAATGCGATTAACGTCGCTAAGTCAAACAACGTATCAGGTGTCTTTACAAACGAACTTGCTGGGATTAACGCATCTACAGAGACAACTACCTGCGCGTTCCCAACTATTACCTTCACTGCTGCGGCAGACGCTGGGATTAATACTTACTACACCACACAGAATAGTGCGGGTAACAACACGGCTGTAAGAAATTTACAGAATGCGTTGGCTATTGGTAAAGTGTATACAGCATCTGGCAGTGGTTTGACTGCTACTAGCGCCACCATAGATAACGCAAGAATTGTTGCTGTTTATTGGGATTATTTTGGAACAGGGTTGCACCTTATAGACATGAGTCGCAATAGAAATGCGGCAGTTGTTGCAAGCTCAACGATTACTTGCCGTTTTGTTCCCAACCCCTCCTGCACGTTCTATGACTTCGAGTTGCTTGGTGGGGATAGCGCCATGACTACCGACCAATCGGTAGAACTATATGGATATTCCCCTGATGCAGCTTGGTTCTCTTCCTCATTAGGGGATCAAGGAGGAACAGGGAACGCTAAAGCAATGATGGCAAGAGCGGGCATCGGTCAATGGCGCTTTATCCGTATTGCCCCACCCGGTTGTATCTATGATTCAGGAGTATTTAGAGCAACCGCTGCAACCTTTACTAGAAGAATGTACCTTGGCTATAGCTGTATTGGGTACCTCATTACTTACGGTACAACAGGCGACTTTAACTTGTCTACGGTAAACCCTGTTGTATCTACCATAGCGTGGGCAGCGTCGAACGGTATGAACTCTGACGGCATAAGTTTGACGGTGACGGCGGGTACTGTTTACCGGGTAATTATTCTTCCGTTTAATCCGACTTTGGTAGGCGATTTTTACAATGGACAGTTTTAATACAATAATTGTAAACACCCCAACTTATGTTAGCCACGATGATCTTGGCTTCATCTACTCTGGCGATAAGCTTCATCGGGATGACTATGACGTTACGTCTAAAATGCACCCATTCGATGGGAATTCTTATCGTTATGTCCCGGAGACAGAGAGTTGGGAGTTGAATCTCGATAGCGTGTGGGTAAAAGTCAGAGAAGAGCGTAACAAGAAGATTGACGCGTTTCGGTGGAAAGTAGACCGCCAGCGGGATTTGATTGATCTTGGTTTGGCAGAAGCAGCCACTCTAACGCCGTTGTTGCAGTATGTACAGGCTTTGCGGGATATTCCGCAGACATTTACTGACCCGTTTGCCGTAGTGTTTCCGGATGAGCCGGACTATCTAAGTAATGAGGATTAATCATGCCAACTACATACAACAATAGTTTGCGAATTGCGGAGATCGGTACTGGCGAACAGGCGGGTGTATGGGGCAATACGACCAACTACAACCTAGCTACGCTTATTACTGAAGCGATTACTGGCGTTCTAGAAATTCCGATAACGACAAGTACAGCGCCAAGCGACAAGCAGGCTTTGCAGGCATTGGAAGGTTTGACGGATGAATCTCGTCAAGCGGTGCTGCTTTTGACAGGTTCGCCTCCCGCAGCATTTACGTTATTGCCGCCTCCGACGAATAAAACCTACATCATAAAAAACAGTACCACTAGAACCGCCACCATAAGTGTGTCGGATGGTCTAAATTCCACCACCGCAAGTGGGGGAACAACCGTAGCAATTCCTACCGGCAAGACCATAGCGGTTTACTGCTATTACGACGGTACCGTATGGGATGCAGCAGCAGGAACAGATCATGTAGTTGGCAACCTCTCCGTTACCGGCGACGGTACGTATGGAGGTACAGGAAGTTTAGGTGTTCCTACAGGAAGTACGCCACAACGTGCTGGTACAGGTATTCGCTACAACACGACGCTCGGTCAGTACGAAGGCTATGACATAAACACAAGTGTGTGGAGCGGTATTGGCGGCGGTGCAACTGGCGGGGCTAACAACCAGATATTTTATGAGAACGGGCAGGAGATAACAGCAAGTTACGCCATCCCATCTGGTAAAAACGCAATGTGTACCGGACCAGTTACTGTGATCCCTCTTGAGTTTGATGCCACAATTACTGATGGCGGTTCAGGTGCGGGAACCATATTAAACGTAAGCAGTGTTGCTAGTGGCGTTCTTTATATTGGCGCTGTTATAACTGGTAGTGGTGTATCCCCCGGTACAACAATTACGGCGTTTGGTACAGGTACTGGAGGTACTGGCACTTATACGGTTAGCATTTCTCAAGGACCTATAGGTACTACCACCATGTCACAGGACATCACCGTCACCGTGCCTAATGGCTCCCGTTGGGTTATTTTGTAAGAGGCGAACATGGCTACTACGATTAAAGCAGGTAATACGACAGGTGGCACTTCGGTTGCTAGTGACGGTACCGGTATATTGGAGTTGAAAACAGGCTCTGGCTCTGGCACTACCGCGCTAACTTTAGATGCCTCACAAAACGCAACATTTGCGGGGAACATTACTTCTTCCACTGGGGGAATATATCCGATTGTGTCGGGTACAGCGGTTACGCTGACTGACCAGACTGCACCTGAATTTACAGGCATACCGTCGTGGGTGAAGCGGATTACGGTAATCTTTAACCTTGTAAATACTAGCGGTAGCAGTGTGCCTTTAATCCAACTTGGAACATCAAGTTCGTACGTAACTTCTGGATATTCGACCGCAGCAACACGGCTTCAAGATTCCTCAGCGGTATCAGTTGGCGCGTCAACAAGCGGGTTTCACATAAACTCAATATCGTCGTCAAATGCTCTCTCTGGGAATATGGTAATTACCAATATTTCAGGAAACGTATGGGTAGCGCAAGGATCATTCGCAAGCACGCTATCAGGTAACTTTGTGTTTACTTCTGCCGGTCGTGTTGATCTTTTTAGCGCCGCACTTACGCGACTACGTCTTTACATCGATGGCACACAGTTTTTCGATAACGGTAGTTTTAACATCTTGTACGAATAACACGGAGGCGTAAATGTCAACAGGATTAAAAGCAAACGACGACGGTTCCGCAGCAATTCAAGTTGGTGGATCTGACTATTTGACGGTTACGTCAGGAGGCGCTGCGACTTTTGTTACCAGCCCAACCACGATGCCATCAGTTACGTTGCATCCGTCTGGCAGTGCTGCAACACCTTCAATTAGTTTTGTTGGGGATACAGATACCGGTATTTATCGCCCCTATAGTAATGCCGTCGCGCTTACTGCCGCAGGGTCAGAGGTTGCGGTATTTAATTCTTTTGGTAATGTTGCTTTTGACGCGGGTTACGGTTCAGTTACTGATGTTTATGGTTGCCGCGCATGGGTAAATTTTAATAGTCAGGCTGCGGTCACTAGCGCTGATGTCGCTTCAAGTTATTCTCAATTTGGTACGACTGTTACTGTTAATACATCCCCTGTTGGTCACTCGCTTAAAGTGGGGGATATAGCTTATAACGACATAACTTCTGGAACAGCCCTTGATGGTTCGTATGTTGTTGCCACCGTAACTGATGGGTTCGAGTTTACGTACACAGCTAGTACTTCACTGACAACTAGTGGTACTTGTGTTTTAAAGCGCTGCCGTATCGATGGGAGTGGAAACGTAGCTACCGTATCTCGAATTAACGGAACTGCGGCTGGCGTTGGGGGTATATCGCCGGGAATATTCGGAATAAACTTTGCGACCCCTATGCCCGATGTTAACTATTCTATGTCCGGGGTAATAAAATACATCTCTGATAATACATTTACTGGGAATATATATTTGAGCATAGCACGGGCTGCTAACAACCCAAGAGTTAATTACGTGATTGTGGTATGTGCTGGTACTGACGGTACTCGCTACGATTGTGAAATCGTAACCGCACAATTCATTCGTTAAGGAGCCTATTATGTCTGTAATCATAAATGGCAATGCAGGTGTCACGACATCATCAGGTGCTGTGTATAACAGCTTGCAAAGAGACACAGTTAAGACAGCCACTGGTACGGCGGTTGACTTCACAGGAATTCCGCCGTGGGTTCGCCGGATTACGGTGATGTTTAATGGTGTTTCTTTGAGTGGAACTAACGACATACTTGTGCAAATTGGTGACGTTGACGGTATTGAAGACACAGGTTATGTGTCAGGGTCAGGATCAGCCGTAAACAGCACCGCTGGGTTTGTAATCCGCGTGGGAAATTCCCTTCGTCTTGTCTACGGAATTATGCAAATTTGCAACCTAACCGGAAATAATTGGGTTTCTATGCACTCAATAAACGCTGGCACAACAGCGGATTTTGCTGGCGGCGGTGGCAAAACTTTATCGGGCACCCTTACCCAAGTTCGTATCACTAGAACTAGCACGAACTCCTTCGACAATTTTGGAACAATCAACATCCTGTACGAGTAAAAAATTGACCCGCTAACTCTACTCGCCGCTGCAAATGCTGCTGTTGCAGCGGTCAAGGCTGGATGCAAGCTTTACAAGGACATCAAAGGCGCAGCGGGGGAAGTTGGCGACGTACTGAAAGATTTGAAGGAGCAGTACAACAAGATAGTAGACCCGACACCTGCACAAAAAGCACAGTACAACGCGGAAGTGCAGCGGGTGCAGGAGATAGCCAAAGCTGACCCGAACGACGTATTTACCGACATCGGCAATCAGTTAGGCGTGTTGATGGATGCGCATGACGAGATCAGCAAGCTATTCTTGAAGGAGCAGATCGAAGCCAAGCAAGTCTATAAAGGTGAAGAGAGTATAGGTAAGCGGGCGTTGCGGCGGATACTGATCAACTCAAGGCTGGATGCAATATGGGCAGAGGTCAGAGAAACGATGGTGTACAAAGCCCCGCCGGAGTTGGGTGCATTGTGGGGTAAGTTTGATGAGATGCGGCAGAAGATTGTTGCCGAACAGGAGGTAGCCCACGCAGAGGAACTTAGACTGGCTCAGATAGCATCATGGCGACGCAAAAGAAGAATAGCGGAAATCAAGTCAAAGGTGGCATGGGTTTCGGCAGTGGTGTTCGTAGTTATATGGGCGGTGGGAATAATGTGGCTGACGACAAGAAGCGCGATACAGAGGATGTCCCTTGGTCATTGATTGTTGTAGTAATGGCAGTGCTGCTGATGTTTTTTATTGTCATGCCAATACTGGCATTTATGTATTACGACATGTATTACGCGACACAGGCGGCGGTGCATGAGGTGAGGAAGATGCGGGAACTGCGCAAAGAAATACAGCTTGAAAGGATGTACGACAGATGATCACGTTGGCACAATTCAAGAGGTTTGCCCCCAACACTAGATACGCACAACAGTGGTACGACACGCTGTTTGGCCCCCAGACCGAGCTGGGCGGTAAGTCGCTTCTAGAGGAATATCAGATCAACACCAAACCACGTGTTGCATCGTTCTTAGCACAGTGTGCCCATGAGTCGGGCGGTTTTGTGTTTGTCACAGAGAACCTGAACTACAGCGCGTCTGGCTTGATGCGTGTCTTCCCGAAGTACTTTCCAACCCAAGACCTTGCCAAGCAGTACGAGCGTAACCCACGGAAGATCGCCAGCCGTGTGTACGCCAACCGGATGGGTAATGGGGATGAAGCTAGTCAGGAGGGCTTCGTATTCCGTGGACGTGGGATTTTGCAGTTGACCGGCAAGGATAACTATTTTTGGTTCGGTGCGTCGTTGAACCTGACCCCAGAGCAAGCGTCAGAGTACTTGGAGACCTTCGAGGGTGCAGCCCAGAGCGCGTGCTGGTTCTGGGAGACAAATAAACTAAACGCGTTGGCAGATGCTGGGGACATCAAACAGATGACTAAGCGGATCAACGGCGGCTATATTGGATTGGCAGATAGGGAGCATCACTATGAGATGGCGCTTAATATGTTTGGCTCTGGTACTCGTCTGGCTTAGTGGGTGTGAGCGGGTTAGATATTTTTGTCAGAACCCAGAAAACTGGGACAAACCACGATGCCAACGCCCACAATGTGCTGTAACAGGAACTTGCCCGGATCAGTTGTTGAAACCGGAAGTGATGAAAGAGGAACCCAATGAACCCGCTAAAACTAATAAGCCAGTTCCTTGCGCTGACACAGGAACAACACGATGCAGTAATTAAGTTCTTTATCGCTGTTACGTTCTGCTGCGTCGTTATCATCATGGTGGGCGTGAGCTTGTATTCAGTCGTATTCGTCGAGCAACCGATGAGCGGGATGGCCCCGGCGGACAAGCAGTTCTTCCTCATCCTTTCCGACATGTCTAAATACATATTGGGGAGTCTTGCTACCCTGCTGGCGGTTAAGGGCAAAGACGCGCTGCCAATGTTCACACCGCCCGGCCTATCTACCAAAGAAGAGCGGGACGACAAGCCAACGCCACCGGCACCCAAGGCACCTGCTGCAACCCAAGCACCTGTGCGTATGGAGCCAAGCATTGACCCAATCAGTTCACCCCCGCCGGTAGCCACAGGCTATGGCGGTAAGCCAGCACCCGTACAACCACCACACCCGGAGATCGTATGAAACTGCTAACTTTACGTATGATTGGCACCGTCGTTGCCAGCTTGTTCTTGGCGTTCCAGATTCATGCCCAAGAGACCAAGAAGGTCTGCAACAAGCAGAAGGACAGCAAGGGTAAGGAAGTTCAGGTCTGCAAAGAGATCAAGATTCATAAGAAGCTCGACGGCACCAAAGTACCGGAGAAGAAATGAATCCGTGGGTAATACTTGGCTTTGTGCTGGCTGTTGGCGCAGCGGCTGGGGGCGGGTATTATAAAGGCAATTCTGCGGGCAAAGCCGAGGTGCAGCAGGCGTGGGATAAGGAAAAGGCTGAGCAGTATGCAGCCTACGCCAAAGGGCAGGAAGAAGCTCGGAAGCGCGAACAAGATATGCAAGAGGCAGCGGACAGGCTGCGGAGGGAGAAGGATCGTGAAACGCGTGAGCTTGCTGCTAGGAATACCGCTCTTGTTAACAGCCTGCGCGACAGGAATGAGCGCCCCACCCAAGGCAATTCCGTGTCCGGTACCACCGGTGTTGGATCAGGCGGCTGTACCGGAAAAGAGCTTTACCGACCGGATAGCGAATTTCTTGTCCGGCTCGCTGGAGAAGCCGACGAACTCCGGTTCGCCCTCAAGCAGTGCTACTCCCAGTACAACGCCGCAAGACAAAAGGTGAACTAAATGCCGTTGCAGAAACTACAGTTTCGCCCCGGTGTAAACCGCGAAGGCACGACACTTGCCAACGAAGGTGGTTGGTACGACTGTGACAAGGTGCGCTTTCGTTCTGGCTACCCAGAGAAGATTGGCGGGTGGACGACACTCTCTACACAAACTTTTATCGGTACGTGCCGGTCATTGTGGAACTGGATATCGTTAAAATCGTTTAATTTATTGGGGGTTGGAACTGAAAAGAAGTTTTATATCGAATACGGTGGTCTTTACTACGATATTACGCCACTTCGTCGCAGGGTTACGCTTACCAATCCGTTTACTACCAACATAGACCCCGGTACAGAAAATATCGTTACTGTGACGGACGTTGATCATGGCGCTATTACAGGTGACTACGTCACTTTTTCTGGTGCTTCATCTGTCGGTGGTTTGACCCTAAACGGCGAGTACGAAATTACGTACGTCAATACAGACACGTACACGATTGTTGCATCAAGTAATGCTACTTCCGCTGCAACCGGTGGGGGTACTGTATTAGCTCAATACCAGATCAATAACGGCACAAACGTCGGTACTTCACAAGATGGTTGGGGCGCAGGTCTATGGGGCGGTGTTGTTACTGGCTCGACAATTACGCAGCTTAATGGGGCGATCAATAGTTCAGTAACTACTATAACTGTAGACTCTACCGCTAGTTTCCCTTCAAATGGGACGCTCTTAATTGGCAACGAACTCATAACCTATAGCGGCACGAATTCCCCTACCAATACGCAGTTTACTGGTTGCGTTCGCGGAGCATTAGGTACTAACCCGCCCGGATCGCCGGGTGTAGGCTATACCCATGCAGATAACTCCGTAGTTACTAATGCACTTAATTACTATGGATGGGGCGATAGCGGATCGGAATCTACAAACACGACACTGCGTCTGTGGAGCCAAAGTAACTTTGGTCAGGACTTGTTGTTTAACCCACGACAAGGCGGTCTTTATTATTGGTCGCCGGGCACTGGCGCTGCCCCAGATGTAGGTACGCGAGGTGTTTTAGTTGGCTCATTCTCTGGCACTGCTAACATTAACTCGACAACGACGCTTACTGTTACGTTTGTCACTTCCGGGTCTATCCATATTGGTATGACTGTATCAGGAACTGGTATCCCAGCAGCTACAACTATTGTTGGGTTTGGTACGGGCACCGGCGGTGCAGGCACTTATATTATGAGTGCAGCGGCTACATCAACGACTACAGGAATTGCACTTACCGGTACGTCAGATGTGCCTTCCGCGATTAACGAGATTCTAGTATCTGATACGTCACGTATCGTTCTTGCGTTCGGTTGTAATGATTATGGTTCTCCAGACCAAGACCCACTTCTAATTCGTTGGACTGCCCAAGAAAGCTATACCGACTGGACAGTCACACCAACAAATCAAGCCGGTAGTTATCGTCTGTCGCACGGGTCGTACATTGTAGGTGCTCTACAGACTCGCCAAGAGATTCTTGTTTGGACAGACGCTGCCATTTATTCCATGCAGTATCTCGGCCCACCGTTTGTTTGGGGTTTTACACTTCTCGCTGACAATATCTCTATTGCCTCGCAAAACGTAATGGCTACTGCGGCGGGTGTGGTGTACTGGATGGGTGTCGATAAGTTTTACATTTATTCCGGTCGAGTCGAGACACTACCATGCTCGGTGCGCACGTATGTCTTTAACGACATGAACCGTAGTCAGTTTGCGCAGTTTTTCTCTGGCTCTAATGAAGGGTTTAGTGAAATATGGTGGTTCTACTGTTCAGCTAATTCTGAAGTAATCGACCGCTACGTCATATTTAATTATCTTGATCGTGTTTGGTACTACGGCACGTTAGAACGTACCGCATGGCTGGATTCCCCGCTTCGTGGGCAACCGTTAGCTGCTACTCTGGGCAACTTGCTTGTGTTTCATGAAAGCGGTAACGACGACGGTATAACTAACCCACCTTCGCCAATTTATTCCTATATTCAGTCTTCAGATTTTGACATTCAGGATGGACATAATTACGGGTTTATATGGCGGGTGCTACCGGACATTACGTTTAATGGATCAACAAACGTAACAGGTACAACCCCCAAAGTTACGATGACTATGCGCCCAAGACAGAACCCCGGTGCCCCATATAACGCTGCACCAAGCCCAACGGTGTCATCTACACAGAACTATGGCGGGGTTGAGAAAAACTACACGGTGCAAGAATTTACAGAAATTATCTACACCCGTGTCCGTGGTAGACAGATGGCGTTTAAGATTGAATCCAATAAACCGGGCTCGGTTGGCGCGAACGAAATTGGAACTCAATGGCAGTTGGGTGTGCCCCGCGTTGACGTACGGCCTGACGGTAGAAGGTAATCAAAATGGCAATACGAACTAAAGCAATTGCATTACCTAAAGCGCCGTTGCTGCCATTTGCGCCGGTACAGTATGACCGCTCGTATCAAGACACGCTCAACAACATCTTGCGCCAATACTTCGGCACGATTGATAACCTTGCTGCACAGTTCTGTCTATTTGGTGTTTACGAAGTAGTTGACCTCCCCGGTGCCAGTAGTCTAGGAGCAGGGGCAAGGGCGTTTGTTATTGACTCTTCGGTAACGACGTTTGGCTCTACAGTCGCTGGCGGGGGCAGTTCCAAAGTACCGGTTTATTCGGACGGAACCGACTGGAAAGTTGGCTAATTAGCGTACCGAAGTGTTAAACTTTGACAAATTTTATGGGATGAGGTAGCGATGAGCCTCCACAGTCTAGCCAATCACCTTCAATCCGCTGGGCGCGGGGAAGACAAAGTCCTCGTCCACATGACTCCGAAAGAAGTCGGCGGGCTGCAAGCCCTTGCAATGGCGCATGGTGGGTCGCTTACCATCAACCCCGAGACAGGGCTACCTGAAGCCGGATTCCTAAAAAGAATGCTCCCGATGCTTGCGGGTCTTGCTTTGGCTCCCCTTACTGCGGGTACTTCGCTGGCGTTTCTTGGCGCTACCCCGCTGGCTTCAGCACTCACAGTGGGCGGTGTTACCGGATTGGTAACTGGAGACTTGAGGCAAGGTCTGATGGCGGGTCTTGGCGCTTATGGTGGCGCAGGGCTTGGTGCAGGGTTAGCAAAGACGGGTGCTGCCGCTGGTGCTAGTGGGGCTACTGGGGCTACTGGGGCTACTGGTACTGCTGCTGGTGCTACTGGTACTGCTGCTGGTGCGGGTGCTTCTGGTACAGGTACTTCGCTATTCCCGTCTAGCGCAAACACGTTTGGTAACGTAGCTAAAGGTACAGGACCTTTCCCAACCTCTATTCCAACCGATTTCGGTCCCGCAGGGTTACAAACTGCCGTGCCAAAAGTCCCATTAAACCCGAATGCTTTGGCGTTTAGGCCAGATTATGTCGCCCCCATCCCCGGTGGTGCAGCACCTATTAGTACTTTTGGCAGTATAGGCCAAGGGATAACTGCCGCCCCATCTATGGGAAGCAACATGGCCTCAGGGGTTAAGGCGCTTGGGCAAGAAGGCGGACTTGGCAACCTATACGATGCGCTGCCGGGCGGTACGCTACCTGCTATCGCTGGTTCGCTGATGCTAAACCGAGATAAACCAGCAGAACCACCAAAAACTGATCCGGGGATGATCCGTCCGTATAACTACGAGAGAACGCAAAACCAAGCCGCTTACGATATGGGTGCGCCTATGTATTCTAGTACGCCGGGGTCAAGCGCAGAACGTAATTATTTCACGGATAGCTACACAGAACTCAAACCCTATAAAGCGCCGGGACCTGAGTACGCTGCTGAGGGCGGCTTGATGGGGTTTGCAGTTGGTGGCCCGATAGAAACTATGTCGGCGATGAATTCTGTCGGTGCTAATACAGGCTACCCAATGGCGGGTATCAACACAGCACTATATTCCAACCCGATGATCCAGCGGCCTGAAGCGGTGAATGTAATCGCTCCTAGTGGCGATGCCGGTGTAGGCGCATATAGTGGGGAACCTAAGTTTGCTAGTGGGGGCGGGGTTTTTGCGCCGCAAATGGCGGGTGGGTATAACTATTCGTATGACCCCAACACCATGCAGTTTACGCAGACAGGAACGCCTAGGCCAGTGTATAACACTTTTGGAAGTGCTTTGGGGAAAGTGTTTAACACGCTTACAGGTAGACAACCAACTTTTGACCACGGACCAAAAGTTTCTGGAGGTATTGCCAAACCTGCCGCAGCACCGGCGATGCCAGCACAACCTGCGTACACACCGCCTAGCATCCCTGCGTATAAGCCACCTGAGCAACAGCTTGGTCTAGGTAGTTTTTATTCGATGATGAATAGTCAGCTTGGCTCACCAAAGTTTTCAAAAGGCGGTACGGCGGCGGATAATGCTGCTAAAGAAGCTGCAAAGCTGCAAGGGGAATACACCTACTCATATAACCCACAAACCATGCGGTTTACGGAGTTGGGTACGCCGACATCGCCGGGGGAAAAACCTAAAGTCGAAATGGGCGGTATGGCACCTCCTAATGCAAATTCTCCAGCAATGCCCGCGCAGCCAGCGTACGGGGCACCTCCGGTTTCCGCCTATCAGTCACCTGAGCAACAACTTGGTTTGACTGACTTTTATGCAATGATGGATCGTAGGTTAGGGCAAGTAGGCGGGTATGCCGCAGGTGGTGGAGTTTCTCACTTGGGTGATTACTCTGATGGTGGTCGTCTCTTGAAAGGACCCGGCGATGGAGTTTCTGATTCTATCCCTGCTGTCATTGGCAACCGCCAGCCTGCTCGTCTTGCTGATGGTGAGTTTGTAGTCCCAGCCCGTATCGTCTCTGAGTTGGGTAATGGGTCAACCGAAGCAGGTGCTCGTAAACTGTACGCCATGATGGATCGGGTGCAGAAAGCGCGTCGTAAGACGGTTGGCAAAAGTAGAGTGGCAGCGAATACTAGATCGGAGAAATATCTACCTGCATGACATTCCTTACCTACGCCGATTGCGACCCGTTTGTATTTGTAGAAGAACTTAAAGAACTGTTCCCGCTACATTACGAAGAGCTGTGTGTAACGAAAGATTTCCCGTTAGCGCCAGATTACGATGCGTATAAACGGTTGGCGGATGCAAGGATGCTGCGATGTATTACAGCACGTGTGGGGGAAGAGTTAATTGGTTACATCATATTTGTTGTCCAGCCGCATCTTCACTACATGACTTGTAAGACGGCGTTTGAAGACATTTACTTCATTCGTAAAGAGTATCGTAAAGGTCGAGTTGGTATACGTTTGTTTAAGTATGCGGAAGAAGTGCTAAAAGGTATCGGGGTAAACCGTATCATCATGCACACAAAAGTTCATATGGATAACTCCAAGCTGTTCGAATACTTGGGGTATAAGTGGACAGACAAACTGTTCACCAAGATTTTGTAGGGGTCACTATGACTTACTCGCGTAGACAACTTGAAGCTTTTGGCGAACCGTTTGGCGAAAGCGCAACCCGGCTAAAACCGGGCGGACGTATTTATGGTGGAGGCGGTTCCCCTGCACCTCCCGCGCCCGGCCCACATACTGTTACTCAATCAACCATACCAGAGTATGCAAGGCCGTATGTCGAGCGCATGCTGGGTAAAACAGAGGCGTTGAGTAAAACACCTTATCAAGCATACGGTGGGGAACGTATTGCTGGGTTTACACCCCTGCAACAACAAGCGTTTCAGGGCGTTGCAAATCTTCAACCATCGCAACAGCTTGGTGTTGGTACGCAACTAGCGGGGCTTTCGGGATTGCAAGGGCTTGGCGCAGGTCAGCAGTACGCGCAACAAGCTACATCCCCCGGTTCCATGCAGGCGTATATGTCGCCGTATGCACAGTTGGCGCTTGAACCACAACTACGAGACGCTGCACGTCGCTCGGCTATGGAAGGTCAGATGCAGCAGGCGCAAGCCGCGCAGCGTGGTGCTTTTGGTGGGGCACGTACGGCAATAGTAGAAGCGGAGCGTCAGCGCAATCTGGGTCAGTTGCAATCAGACATCTACGGTCGTGGGATGCAGACCGCGTTTGAGCAAGCACGTCAGGCACAGCAGTTTGGTGCCGATCTTGGTCTACGTGGTGCGGGTCTAGGGGTACAAGCCGCTGGAGCATTAGGGCAGTTAGGGCAAACCCAGTTTGGGCAGCAAAAAGACATCCTCCAAGGGCAGCTTTCCGCAGGTGCGCAACAACAAGGGCTGGAGCAACAACGACTGGGACAGGCGTACCAAGACTTCCAAAATCAGCGGCAGTACCCGTATCAGCAGTTGGCATTTATGTCTGACATGCTACGGGGCTTGCCTTTGGCGCAATACTCTCAGACGATGTATCAACCACCACCATCTATGCTTGGGCAAGTAGCGGGTGCCGGATTAACGTATTTAGGAGCACAAAAAGCCGGATTATTTGGTGCTGAAGGTGGAGTAGTACCGGGCGGACTTGCTGGTATCGCCGCCGATAAATTGATGCAGGGGTAAATCATGCAAAGACAAATCCAAGAAATTCAGGCGTTGGCAACGAAGTACTCTAAGGCCGACCTTGGGCGCATGGTGCAGTTGGGGTTGCTTGAGCCGCAAAAGGCGATGATGGCTGGCATGATGATCCAGCGTATCGAGCAGCAAAACGCTAAACCTCCGCAGGCTACCGTTGCGCAAGAAGTTCTTGGATTGCCTACATTGGCAGTGGGCCCACAAAGCCAAACTCCACAACTACGCACATCTCCCGGTGTTGGCACTCCTCCGGCTCCTCCACTCATGATGACTGCTGCCGATGGCGGGTTGCTCAATATACCTTCTGGTGATGTGGGTGAATACGCTGGTGGTGGCATCGTTGCGTTCGATGATGGTGGCGAAGTAGAAGGCTACGCTAAAGGAGACTTGGTACCTTCTGGTCTATTCGAAGCACTTATCCAAGCAGAAAGCCGTGGCAGACACTACCGCAAAGATGGAGAGTTGCTTAAAAGTAGTAAAGGCGCAGCCGGTATATCTCAATTGATGCCGGGCACTATGCGTGATCCGGGTTATGGCATCAAGCCAGTCCGTGATGAGAGTCTGGAGGAGAACCTACGCGTTGGGCGCGAGTACCTTGGCGCGATGATGAAGAAGTACAGGGGTAATGTCGATCACGCCCTCGCTGCGTACAACTGGGGTCCGGGCAATGTAGATAAGTGGCTACGTCGTGGTGGTGATCCGTCAGAGCTGCCCCGCGAGACAAGAGCTTATATCCCGAAAATCAAAAACTTCATGGCGCAACAACAGCGCCCAGAACCAGTCCGTGTTGCAGAAAGACCGCAGATGGATGAAGACGGATTGGCTGGCATCCCCGCTGGGCAATTTATGCCTGTATCGGATAGGGTTGGGATGCCTCCGTTGCTGCGTCGCCCCTTGGAGAGAGTTACTAGATTACTTCCTTCCGCAGAAGCTAGTGGTATTGACGAACTTCCAGCAGGTATGCAATCGCGGATGGAATATGCAAGTGGTGGTATTACATCATTCCAAACAGGGGGCTTAAATGTGCCCTTAGATTTGCAAACTCCGTTTGACACAAGTGGAGGCAGTAATACTGTGTACGGCAGGACTACTACAGATATGCTCCGCCCACGTGCACCCGAAGAAGAAACCTCGTCTATGTTTGGGCGTGGTGTACGGGCTATGGGTAGCACGATAGCAGATATATTTAGTGCGCCGCCCGGTGCTTCAGAGCGGTATGCCGCGCAACAAGACGTATTAGCAAGGCAGCAAGCTTTACGTAATCGACTACAGCAATTAGAAGGCTACGGATTTAGGCAACAAACAAAAGCCCAACAAGCTGAAGCCGAGCAGATTCGTAAAGAGTTAAGTGCATTGGAAGGACAACTCAGAGTTGCGGCTAGAACTCAATCGGCACCACCAAGTGGACCATCTGGAATCACACCGTATAAAACTAAGACCGTAGATGGGGTTAGAGAAGACCAATTTCCGCTAGAGACTTATCAAGAGCGTTTGGCTCGCCGACAGACTGATGTTGGTTATACCGACCCCAAAACTAAACAAAGGATGGGCCCTGACGGAACCCCAATTGATGCGCCACCAGCACCACCAGCCGCTCCAGATGCCCCATCATATGTTCGGCGCGACATAGCACGCCCAGAACTTGAGTTGCCGGGTACAAAAATTGACGCTTCTTTCTACCAAGGCAAGGAACCGCTAGAACTTTCTGAGCTAGGTAAGCAGCGCATGGACCACATGAGGTCGCTGGGTGTAGATCCAGATATGTATAAAAACATGCTTGCTGCGGTTGAAGATAAGAAAGGCAAGTTGGCTGCACGCAAAGGCGAGTCCAAAGGCGAAGCAATGATGCGTGTTGGTTTAGGGCTAATTGGCTCCCGTCAAGGAAGAGAGTTTGAAGACCTACGAGAACACGGGCTAAGTGCGCTGAATCAATACAAACAAGATGTTAAAGATTTGCGTGCTTCTGAAGAGAGGCTGGATGACCGGATGGATGCGTTGCGTATCGCTGATCAGCAAGCAAAACAGAGCGGCGCTGAGAAAGATATTGCTCGTAGGCAGCAAATGGAAGACTCGTACGAAGCGGCACAGCGTGATAGGTATAAGCAGCAAAATGAAGTACGGGTAGCGGAAGCTCAATTAGGTTTCCGTGCTGCGGAAATAGCTACGCAATTTAACACGCAGATGTATGGCATCGATACGAGAGACGACTTAATGCGTGAGCAATTGCAAGTTGAGCGTGACAAACTAAAAGTTACTGAAAAGTACTACGATAGACGAATAAACGCGGAAGAGAGCCGCGCTAAAGCGGCTGGACAACTCGCACATGCAAGATTCTTAACCGCTAAGCAAAAAATTATGGAAGGTCTTCCGAGTGATGCTGAATACCTAGCGCTTGTAAAAGACTTGGAAGGTCGTTATGGTAAGAAGTGGGCAACCATACCGCAGGCACAAACTGAGCTAAGTCTATTTAGAAAAAAGTTTCTTGCAGAGCGTTTTGATGCTGGAGGATTAGACTTAGATACATCCGGTATTAAACACGAGTCTGAATACTAAAGGTTGCATTATGATTATCAATCTGCCGAAGCTAGGGCCGGTACGTTTTGATGACAACCTAACGGAAGCGCAACTCAACGCACGGGTTAACGAGTTAGCCAAAAAATACGATTTCAAAGTTCCTACCCCTGAGTTTGGGCTAGGGGAGACTTTTACGCGTGCCGTAAAACGCGGGACAAAACAACTTGGCATCCTTGGGGGCGACGTTCTCCCCGCTATGGTCGGTAAAGGTCTTGGTTTTGAAGATTACGCTGCCAGACAAATGGAAGAAGCTGCGGTGTCCCAGCAAGAGATTGCTAGGCAGCGCCCGCCTATTTTCGAATCCTACAAACAAGTTGAGTCGCCATATCAAGCACTACAGTTTGGTATAGAAGTTATTGGCGAACAGATTCCAAACATCGCCACGTCGCTCATACCCGGCTTTGGGTTGGGGGCAGTAACTGGTCGTGCTGCGTTAACTTCAACAGGTAAAGCATTAGCAACACAAGCTGCCGAACGTGGTCTAGCGGGCGAAGCCGCTACCGCATTTGTAGCCGAGGGCATGAAACGTGCCGCCCCGCAGATTGCTGCTAAAGCGCAGACAGGTCAGAACGTCGGTATATTTTTAGGCTCCTACGCCCAGAACGCTCCTGAAATCTTCCAGAACATCGTCCAAGAAACTGGGCAGATGGAAGTTGGTACGTCCCTGCTATTCGGTGCAGGTGCTGCTGCTTTAGATTCCATATTACCTGCGCAACTTGCAAGGCAGTTAACTGGCCCAATGAAGGCCGGTATCGTAGAGAAAGTGCTAGAGAAATCTGGCATGGATCGTGGGATATTGCGTAGCACTACTTCCGGCTTGATCAAGGGCACTGCGGGCGAAGGTCTTACTGAAGGCGCACAAGAAGCACTAAGCATCGCTGCTGAAAAGTTTGTTGCCGATAACCCTCAAGTCTTTGGTAGTAAAGAATGGGATCGGATCATGGAAGCCAGCGTTCGCGGTGCGATTGCTGGTGGTGGGTTCGGTGTTGTTGGCGGTTCAGTTGAGCGCATGCGTGAAAGAGCGGCAGACTTACGTGCTCAAGCCGAACAAGCCGAACGTGAGCGTCGTATCGAGGATGCGGCTCGTCTGCGCAAAGAAGTAGAAGACGCAGAACAGCAAATAGCTGAGATGGAGCGGCATGTTGCTGGAAGGGATTCTGAAAAAGAACAGGGGCGATTAGCGGAGATGGAGTTAGGTCCAGCTTCCCGTCTCCCCGAAGAACAAATACGACGATTTGAAGCGCTCGCTGCCGGTAAACCCGCTGAGTTTTTTGAACCTCAAAAAACTGCTAAGAGAGCCGCAGAAAGTGCCAAGAACAAACTAGGTGGCAAGCAACTGGAGCTGTTCGGGCCAGAAGGTAAACTAACTAAAGAAGCTGAGAAAGCCGCAACCGCTGATGAAAAGCGTGCGGTAAACGTCGCTCGCCAACAAGCCAAGAAAGAAGCAGCGGAGCTAAAGCAGTATCAAGACAGCCTGAAGAAGTTCTTAGGGGCTAAGCAACTTGTGCTGCCCGGCATGTCGCCAGAAGAGGTCGCTGCCGCTCAGAAACAACAAGCCGAGCTTGAGGAACAGATTAAAACCACTGGGCAGGGCGACTTGTTTACGGGCATGCCTGCTGCTCCTAAAACGACTGATGAAGAAGCAACAAAAGCATTAAAAATATCGCCACAACCTAAACCTGAAGAGTTTGCTAATTCGCCCATAGAAGGATACACGTTCGAAATTCCGGGGGCTAAGGCTTCTTTAATTCATGATGCGGAAAAAAGTCCAAACATATGGAAAGTAGCTAGACTACGTGCCGCAAAGCCGGGGCAGGGTGCGGGTTCAGAATTATTAAATAAAATTGTTGATTGGGCGGATGAAAATAACGCAACCCTAACTCTCATTGCGGCGGCGGATACCCCGGAAGGAAAAAAATTATCGCAAGAGAAGTTGGTTGAATTTTATGAGCGAAGAGGTTTTGAACCGGACGAACAAGCTCGTAGAAGAATAGAAGCAGGAGTGGAGTACAACACTCTTGTTCGATACCCAAAAACTAAACCGGGGCAAATTGATACTACTGCGCCCGTAGAAGAAGCTATTGCCGAGCCTACCAAAGTAGAAGCACCTACTGGGGTAGAGGGTACTATCATCAGTAATACCAAGGAAGGGTTAGCCGCTCTTGGTAAACAACTTGGTATTGGTCGTACGGCAAAGATATTACGTCCTGATGGCCCACTGGCTGGCAAAGATCTTTCTGATCCTGCACAGGCTGCTGAAGTTAGGCGCGTGTTGGAGGCGTATGCTTCTGGTAAGCCCGCTGAAGGCGCGGCATCTAAGATTGAAGAATTCCTACTGCGGCCTGAGTTCGAAGCCGCGCCAATGGAGGTGCCAAGTGAGCCAACTGCACAATTTGACATCGGAAGAAGTGAGCCTAGCGTTCCAAGTGATATCACTGATGGAGCAGAGCAACTTGGAGATCGAGGTGCCGGAGAGCTTGCAGAACCTATCAGCACAGGATTGGGCGAGACTGGACCTGCTGCTGGAGATATTAATGTCGGAGAAGAAGCTGCTGGGCGTCCACTAGGCGTCAAAGAAACCAAAGATGTAGCTAGAGCCGAAGCAGCTACAGAAGAGGCGGTGCGTCAGCAAGCGGACTTTGTTACTAAAAATGACGAGCGCACAAACAATATCCTGACTGGTCTGCTACGTGAAGCGGCTGCTGCCGAAGGTATTGATCCTAAGTTTCTACCGTCTGAAGACCTGCGCGGTACACCAGAACATTCGTATTTGCGTCTGCCTAGCCTGATCAATGAGTATCTACGGCTTCGTGACATTCTGGGCATACCCCCAACGACTCCTGCTGAACGGGCGCAAGCGGCACGCAACCAGCAAGAGTTTGAAATTATCCGTGATGCCATCCTGCAAAGCGACCCTAACATGCCTCAGTTCTTACAGAACATGGAGGCTGCGACCCCGGCGCAACGAGAACAAGTGTTGTCGCAAATTAACCGTGAAGCGGTTGCTCAGTTTGCACCGGTTATCGAGAAGCGCATCGCAAGCCTAAAGCTTGAGGAAGAAGAGCGAGAAGCAGCTAGACCCAAAGCTGAGCCTACCGAAGGTAGTTTAGATCGACTTGCTGCAATCAAAGCCGCATCTGAAAAAATGTCAGGTGAGGTTGCAGCGACCGGTAAAGAAGCGGAACGTAATACAAAATCTATTTTAAAAGCTTACGAAAAAAAGTTCGGTAAAAAGTTGTTCCTGCCCGTGCATCGTGGACCTGACTTGTCCGACGCGGGCCGCGCACTGGTTGAAAGTGGCGACCTAAAAGGTGTTATTGATTACCTCAGAAATTCAGTTAAGAGCAAAGTTGTACAGCAGATTCTTAACAAGATCAAAACACTCAACCTTGGCACTAAGATTGTTGTCGGGCCGGTTGAAGGCAATCAGGCTGGCTCTTTCGACCCGCGCACTAACACCATAACCATCAACCCCGAGATGGGGATGAACGAGCACACGCTGCTGCATGAACTCATGCACGCTGCCATATCCCATGTGCTACGCAACCCTAACCTGCCAGTCACCAAGCAGCTAACGTCGTTGTTCACCCAGATCCAGAACCAGATGGGTGCGGCGTACGGTGCCCAAGACTTGCAGGAGTTTGCTGCCGAACTGGTAAGTAACCCTGAGTTCCAAGCTCTGCTCAAGACCATCAAGACCCCTAAGAGTCAGAACATGTTTGTGCGGTTTATGCAAACACTGGCGGAGTTTTTTGGGTTTGCGAAAGGCACCAACGCCTACGACAAAGGCTTGAAGTTGGTCAGCGACGCTATCGATATATCCACAGATATTATTCCTTCCCCTGCCGATGTATTGTTCATGGGCACTCCTAACGGCGCAGCGATGGGTCTTGGTGTGGTTGGGCGTATTGGGCAGACGATGCCTTCGCTCGCTGGTAGGACTATAGAGGAAACCAAAAACTACTTGTCGAATATGCCGGGAGATACACAATCCCTCGCAATGGGGCTTCTGCGTTTGGACAACATCAACACCATCTACGGTAAAGAACTACCGTCTCTCCAGAAACTTCTTGATGCATTGGAGAAACGTAATGGCATGCAGGAAAAGTACATCAAGCGCATCAACGAGAACTATAAGCGCTTTTTGGATGTAGAAAGCCGCCACCCGCAAGCCATGCAGCGTATGAACGACATGGCGATTGACGCACGACGCGAACAAGTCGATATACTCGACCCAAAGTTTAAGCCAAGCGCGACGCAACTGGCGCAATACAACCGACTGAAGAGCGTCTACAACGGACTGCCCGATGATGTTAAAAAAGTCTACAGAGACATCCGTGGTGAATACGATGCGGCTATCAACGAGTACGAAGATATTCTGCTTAACTCCGTCCAAGACCCGTCGGTACGTCGTAAATTAAAAGCTCAGTATGAAGCACGTAAACGGCAGGTTGGCTATATCCCGTTCCTGCGCCGAGGCGACTTCTGGGTTGAGTACGATGAGAATGGTGAGCGTGCAGTACAAGCGTTCCAATCTCAACGTGAGCGTCAGATGTTTATCGACAGCCAACTCAAAGGTAAGTCGTACAAGATTTATAAGAACATAAACGAAGCGACATTCAATCAGAGCACACTGCCTTCCTCGTCGTTTATCGTCGGGTTGATGGGCGAGTTGAACAAGCAGGGTGCGAGTGACCAGCTCAAGCAGAACGTATATCAGTCATACCTAGCGTTATTCCCAGCCGAGTCTTTGGCAAAGAACTTCATGAAGTCCGAAAATTTTCTGGGCATGGAGCGAGACATCGTGCGCGGGTATGGCGAGACGATGATCAAGTGGGCACGCAAGCTGTCATCCAGTAAGTACAACCCTGAGATTGACCGTGCGTTGAGCGAAATAGCCACACAGGGAAGTGAAGCATCTACCAAGCCTGACGGTGCTGGGGCTTACGCCGCTGCTCAGAATGTAATGGATCAGGCAAGCTTCCTACATAATCCAACATACGGAAAACTTGTTAGCGCCACCACAACACTTAGCTACTTTGCTCACATCGCGGGTAACGTCTCGTCGGCTCTAATTAACTTGACCACGCTTCCGATGTTCTCTTGGTCAATTCTTGGTGCCAAGTTTGGGTTTGATCAGTCTTTCCTTGCTCTGTCGTCAGCTTCCAAAACCACAATCGACTATATCTTTAACAATAAGATACCAACTAAGTACGCTAAGTTGTTTGATGTGCTGAATGATCACGCGCAGTTGGAACACACGATGGCCCGTGAGGTGCTGGAAGGGCGTAGACAAACAACTTCTGAGTTCATCGGTATCAAGGCTCGGATCATGGACGGCGTGTCCATCCCGTTTAGTAAAGCAGAAGTACTTAACAGAGGCGCAACGGCTATTGCTGCTTACGATCTGGCACGGGCTGGTAGTTCAGCGATGGGTATAAAGCCCATGAACGAACAGGATGCGATCCGCTATGCCTTGAACACCGTCAAGGAGATCAACACTTCTGGCCTGTCCGCAACTGCTCCGCGCTTTATGCAGCATCCGGCTGGGCGTGTGTTCTTTACGTTCAAGTCGTTTGTGTGGAATAGTGCATTCGTGGTGGGTCGTGCCTTTCATCAGGCCGTAAAAGGTGAATCCCCTGCGGTACGCAAAGAAGCCTTCCGGCAACTGATTGGTATCTATGGCATGGCGATGGCGTTTGCTGGTATCAAAGGTCTGCCGTTCATGGGGGCTGTATCTACACTGGCAACCATTATCAATTCACTGCTTGGTGACGATGATGAGCCGTATGACTTCGATGTCATGATGCGTAGCTGGACAGACGAGTTGTTCTACAAAGGTCTGGTCAACTACGCTACCAATCTGGAAATCGCTAATCGTGTTGGTGTGGCTAACGACCTAATCTTCCGCGATGACCCCAAGGGGGTTGCAGAAAATGGCTACGTATTGACCGCCATACAGCAAGCATTTGGTCCTGCCGGGGCATTTGCAGCAAGTGTGGAAGATGGCGCTAAGCAGGTGTCGGAAGGTAATATCGTGCGCGGTATCGAGGCGATGTTGCCTACATTCTTGAAAAATATACTCAAGGCGACGCGCTATGCTACCGAAGGTGTCACAAACCGTAAAGGCGAGTTAATTATAGATGACATCTCCAACTACAACGTAGTTATGCAAATCGTCGGGTTCTCTCCTGCCAACTTGTCTAATGTGTACGAAGAGATTGGCATGAAGAAGGACTTTGAGCGCAAAGTAATGGCACAGCGTAGCAAGCTGCTCAATAAGTACGACATGGCACGTCGGGCTGGAGACTCAGATTTGATGACAGAGGCACTAGAAGAGATCGGCGAGTACAACGAGAAGCGCAAAGATCCTAAGGCCAAGATCACTCAGGACACATTGAATCGATCAGTCAGGGCACGAGAGGCTGCTGAAAGAGATAGCGTCAACGGCGTTCGGTTCAATAAGAACCTAAGAACTGAGATTGACGATCTGTTGGAAGAGTACGAGGAGTAAAAAAGACCCCCGGCGTACCGGGGGTTAATTCTTCTCATTGAAATGTGAAGGAGAAGAAGAGTGCGAGGGCATTATATCCTCAACTCTCCAGACCCGTAAACCGTACTTGCCTCGCTCCACCACTTGTTTACAAATAACTTCGACTTTTAGCCGCTTGGCTTCGGTTTCTACAAACCGTTGCGTGAGCTTGCGATCCAAACAAGGCACGAAGAACGACGTGCCCGGCTCGAATTTATCCCACTCAATCAATAGTGGCAGTCCCAGTATCTTCATCTTTTAGCAACACTGTTTCGCTGAAGTACTCCAGCTTGGACGTATCAAACCAAATAGCACTGACCGGTGCTTGCATGTTGGCAACAGTCCCTGCGGTCATACGCTTTTTCTTGATGTCCACAAACGCCTTGCTCTTGCGATAAGGGATCAAGGACTCCTCAAAGTTCATGAACAGCTTGGCGCAGTCGTCTCGATAGACCTTTGTGACAACAAACAATAGCTTGGTGTCTGGCTCATACCGGATGGTAAGTGCCCCGCGAGGTTCCCGAATTGGGCCAAATTCAACCCCCGTACGCTTGTCGCGGTTGCCGTTGATGACCAGAATCTCATGGAAGTGTCGCTGCAAAAACCCACCAAGGAAGTCATCTGCGTCCAGCATAAGCTCTTTGGTGCGGGTACGAGTCTCCTTGACCAAGTTAACGCCAAAGTCAAACACCGGCTTGATCGGTATGTCGTGCAAACCAAGTGTTTTGGCAATCGCCCCACCTGTTATGCTTATTGTGACCATAGCTGACCAGTACCGTTCTGTGTTCGTGATACCAGCAGCCGCATCTACCTTGGCCTCAAACTCTTCTATCTTCTGCATGACCATCGGAAGTTGGCCTAGTACCGCCTTCGAATACGGCTCGATAGCATGCCT